GGGACAATCGTACCAAGCGACCCAATCCGTGGCTATGGGGGACAACGCAGGTGAACAAGAACAAGGATCACAATCGGTGGCCGTGGGCTATCAATCTGGTCAGACATCCCAAGGATCGCAAGCTGTGGCCATGGGCTATCAATCTGGTCAGACAATACAGGGAACTCAATCTGTGGCTATTGGGTACAAATCTGGAGAAACCAATCAAGGTGCTACATCCGTTGCAATTGGTTACAGTACAGGAAATACTAGTCAAAACATTGAATCACTGGCCGTGGGCTATCTAGCTGGTTTTAGTGGTCAAAACACAGAGTCTTTGGCTATTGGTTTTCGCGCTGGATATGATGGACAGGGAACTTCAGCGTTCAAACCCGAATATGTAGCAGCATCTTCTAATCCCCTATATCGGGGTAAGTCGGTGGCCATTGGTTGGGGTTGCGGAGAATTCAGTCAATATGTTAGATCTGTTGCCGTAGGTGTTCAAGCAGGTCAAACGTCACAGGGATATCATGAAACTGGATCCTTGTATGATAAAAGGGGTGATGCAGTTGCAGTGGGGTACGCTGCGGGTGAATCAAACCAGGGACGCGACTGCACGTCTATTGGTCTTGAAGCTGGTAGAATAAACCAATTAGAGTTTTCTTTGGCCATTGGCTACCAAGCGGGACAATCGTACCAAGAGGCCTATTCCGCGAGTGTGGGATATCAATCTGGTCAGACATCCCAAGGATCTCGATCTGTAGCTATTGGTTCGAGTGCGGGACAATCGTACCAATCGCGCCAATCTACTGCTATCGGCTACCAAGCGGGGCGAATAAATCAGGGGTGTCAATCTACTGCTATCGGCTACCAAGCGGGACAAACTAATCAAGGGAACTATTCCGCGAGTGTGGGATATCAATCTGGTCAGACATCCCAAGGAGATCGATCTGTAGCTATTGGGTATCAAGCGGGACAGAGTGACCAAGCGTTTGTAACTAACGCTATTGGCTACCTCGCAGGGAGTTTAGGAGCTTATTCTACTATTATAAATGCTACAGGACTACCGTTTACGAGTACAAAAACCGGCGCCTTTTTTGTAAAACCCATTGGAAGCAATACAGCCTCTTCAGCTCTCTATTGGAACTCAACTTCGTGTGAAATACACACAGTTAGTTCCGACGATCGTGTCAAAGTCAACGAGGTCCTCATTGAGAATGCCACGGATACCCTTCTCAAACTCAAACCACAAAATTATGACAAGTTGGACTTCATAGAAAGTTCGAACATCATTGGTCACGAATCGGGTCTTATGGCTCAAGATATATGGTACGATACACCCGAACTAAGGCATGTGGTTATCCTTGCAGAGGGAGCTGAACCAACAGAGGAAAAGCCTATAGCAGCTTCTGACGACCTTCAAGATGATCCAGACTATAGTGCATGGGGACCCAACCCGTCGTCTGTAAGTTATCACCAGCTTATACCTTACTTGATAAGATCAATTCAAGAACTTGAAACTCGTATAAAAGTTTTGGAAGGTGGATAAAGTTAAAAAATACCCAAATCTCTTATCCATCTGGTATCTACAGGTGTATGAGATGGTGGTACTTCACTTTTTAGAGTACCAGAATGGTCTGGTAGAAATTTTATTCGGTAACTAAAAAACCTTTTTACCACGTTTCATAAATCAAATGTGGTAAAAAAGATAATATTTATTTTTCAATAGAATCAGCAAATGCCAAAATAAGAACACCCACGATAAATGCCATTACGGCATAATTACATTCTGTTTCTTCCATACCCATCTTGGTTTCGGGTTTTTCTACGACAGTGATCTCCTGTCGCCGTGTAGGAGGTTCTAAATCCTCTAGGGAACAATAACCTATCATTATTATACTTTACTTAGAGATTAATTTCAGTCTTCTTCTTTTTTCGGGTTCGTTTTGTCTTCGAACCAGAAACATTTACTTCCTTTACTTCACCCCCTGTAGAATCACCTGATATTGAAACAATGTCGGAAACGTCATCATCTTCATCTTCGATTGTAGGTTGTCTTGTTGCACTGGTCATTGAAGTGTTCATTGGTGGTGGTGGTGGCATCATAATACCACCCATTAAACTGGAGATATCAACACCTGGTCCTCGCATCTCATAATCTCCGGTACCACCAACCGGTGCATTGACTGCGGATTGATCTGGTGAACGTGTTGTATTCTGAACGGCAGCCATCATATTTTTTACAAGATCTGGATTTTGTTTAATAACATCATTCATATTTGGTAGTGCAGTCTTGAACATACTATTTGTCAAGTGAAACATCATTGCAGATCCACCCAACATCATGATAAGTTTGATTTCTGGTGCAATAGTAACCTTTGATCTATATTTAACATATAACTCTTCAAATACACCATCGTAATCATCAACATTCTCCATTACAGATTCTGACCACCCTTCAAGCTGAACTTCAAATGGATTATATTTTTTATTTAGAAATTCAAGACCCGTTACACAGGCGATCAACATACGCCTGGAAAATCGTACAGATTGTTCCACGTCGATACTATAAGTGATACGTTTTACTTCCGATCTCAATTCTTCAATATTTGAATAGGCATTGAGACGTTTATTCACATTGAAACCTTTCTTTTCAAGGCGAGACAGCTTATTGAGCAAATCAGTTTTTTCTTCGTCAATTGACGTGTACCCCTTGGTTGGTTTTTCTTCATTATCATCTCCGCCCATGGGTTCGTCGTCAAAAAACATGGGTTCGTCGTCGCCATAATCCACTTCCTCATCTGGTTGTGATTGGATTGGGGCTGTTTGTTTATGTGGATTCACAAATGCATCCATAGCTTCTTGGTGTTGCTGAGGTTGAGGTCTGAATCGTTTTGGGTCGACTGGTCGACGTACAGGCTGGGGACGAGAAGTTGAAATTTCAATTTCATCCATCAGGGCCTGTTCATCAGCATCCAATTTCATAACACTTGTGCCACCTCGATCAATGATTATTTCTTCGTCCATCTACTCTCTATAAGGAAACTATTAAATTACCTTTAACGCACTTTAGAAAAATATATATATATAATATAAAATGTTCCAGTTCAATCGAGCAAATCGTAACGCCATCACATCCATTCTTGTTCTTATGGCGATCATTATCGTACTTACTTCAATCCGAAGTAATTATGAACCCAGACCAATCACTATTCAAGTCAAAAATGAAAAGTCAATCTTTGATCTCGAGCACAAGTTAGAGTGTGCCCCTGGACACACAAAGGAAGGTAGTCCTTACACCTTGAGCTTGACTCCAGGTGGTATCTGTAATGTTCAACAACTTGTGGATGAACAAGCGAGTTATGGCATCGAGGAAGGTATCGGTGGATCTTTATTCTAAGCTAATATAAATGGCGTTGATCACTTCACCAACTGAGACTATCCCAGATCTCAACTATGAATATCACACAATTACTATAGATTCTATTGGACAATCCAGTGCTAATACTTTCACTTGTTATCTTGAACAACCACTTCGTAATGTCGTTCAGGCTAGACTTTTGGCGGCGCATATTCATTCGAATGTGATTACTGAACATTGCTACATTTCTATCGATGAACTGGATTCAAACTTCAATGACCGTGCTTCAAATATTCTTGGTGGACAGGCATCTATGACTGTTCTGCGAAATGCATTTGCAAGTATTGTAACTAATAATAGCACACATACGGAAGGTGACTCTCTAACTGTTTTCAAAGATGAATATCCAGTCGCTACTCAATATATTGATCCAATACGTCGTATAGATAGATTTAAGGTTACCATTCGTGACCAAAATGGAAATACAATTAAAAATCCTGATGTATCTTCCAACAACTTTTTAGTTCTTCGTTTCGTGTGTAGAAAACCAAACTTGTAATTTTCTTATAGTAAAGTAGTATACAATGTCTTCAGGTATTGTGCAATTAGTATGTATTGGTGCTCAGGATGAATACATTGTTGGAAATCCAGAGATATCATTTTTTAATTCAACGTTTAAGAGACATTCAAATTTTTCGCAATCCATTGAAAAACAAACTATACATGGGGCTGTGAAAAGTAACTCTCTCTCGACAATTAGATTCGAACGAAGTGGTGACCTATTAGGATATACATACTTTACAATTGATAATGGTAGCACCGCTTTGGATACCACAAACTGGGCAAATTTAATAGAAAGTGTACAACTTATTATAGGTGGTCAGGTCATTGATGAACAGGATGTAGTTTTTTGTGAAAATATAGCTGTTGATATGTTTGCATCAAATCTAACAAAGAGTTCAAATGGACCACACCCAGGGGGTAGTAACACTAGTTCATTCTTTTATCCATTACGATTCTTCTTTTGTGAAGGTCCACAACTTGCAATTCCACTTGTCGCACTTCAATATCACGATGTTGAATTAAGAATTAGATGGGGTTCTACTGCCGGTAATTATTCATGGGAATGTCATTCGAATTATTATTATCTTGATAATGAGGAACGTGGTAATATTGCTTCAAGAAGTCATGATATGTTGATTTACCAAGTTCAAAAGAACATTGGTTCAGGTGATCACACACAATCTCTTAACTTTAATCACCCGGTAAAATTTATTGCAAGTTCAAACAATAGTGGTAGTAGTCCACTCACATCCATTACAAATAGAATCAAACTAAGTATAAATGGTGTAGATCTTACTACGTATAGATGGGCCAGACCACATTTCATTGATGTGTCTCATTATTATCATACAAACTACGTAACATCACCAGACGTATTCATGCACGCTTTTTGTTTAACAACGAGTATGCAACAACCAACTGGTTCTCTTAACTTCAGTCGTGTAGAGAATGCCAAAATACATAGTGAAAGTGAAATATTAAATGACACTATTTATGCAGTAAACTATAATATACTTAAGATTGAAAATGGTATGGCGGGTTTACTATACGCAAATTAAAATCAGGGATTATATAAAATGGTGAAATCGACAGGTGTTACCCAACCCACAGATAAAGTGCGCCTTGGACGTCTCACCGAGTGTGATCAACCACACAATTCAATAGTATTGAATGCATCAAATATAAAAATTGACAACATTGAACATAGTGGATTTTATGTATCACCTATACGGTGTACAGAAGCTTCAAATTTATTAGCGTATAATTCCATTACGAAAGAAATTGTCGACATCGGCGGTCAAAAACTGAAGATCTCTTCATTAGAAGTAGAAAACCTCGATGTTGTGAATTCAAATGTGGTTCATAATTACTATGTTGATAATCCCATTTTTGAAATAGCAAAAGGAAAACCAATACATTCGCAGGATGTTGGTATTGTGATGCACCGTGGTGGTGGTAACGTGGACATCAAATTCTCCGAAAAAAATAATCATCTCGCAATAAACAAAAATCTTGCCGTAGATGGTATCATAAAAGCTAAAATATTTGAGGGTGATGCAGGACTTCTTTCAAATGTACAATTTGACTTTAAAGTTGGTGATACATTTGAAAATTTGACAATCATTAAAGATCTACGTGCCGATGGAAGTCTCCTCTCAAATATATCGATACATCAATTAAAAGATTTGAAAACCACGTCACTCGACCTTTTAAATGTTTACATGGATGGTACTCTCAGAGTTAAAAAAACTATTTATTCTCAATCGAGTATTATCGCGCCATCATTTATAGGTGATGGAAGAAAACTTGAAGGTATAGCTCTCAAAGAAGATGTAGATACAAATACAAAACAGATATACGAAATCAAACAGATTTTACCAAATATTGAAAGAATAGAAAATGAAATAAAACGCGTTGAGTCTATTATTCCTACATTAGATCCATTAGAGCTCAAAATACAAGCAGTTGAAAATAATATACCATGTCTAAAACCATTAGATACACGTATTGGTGAATTGGAAAAATATTCATGTTACGTAAAAGAAAAATTTAAAACAATTGAAAAGGAAATAAAAGATAATATTCCAGAAAAAATTGATCTTACCTATATAGAACAAAATATTGCCAAATTGAAATCCGAACTCGATAAATTAAGCGATATTGAAAAGAGTATTAATCCAAAAATTCAACAGTTACGAAAGGACATTTCCAGAATTCCAATAGTTCCAAATCTTACACAAAATGTAATAGATATTAATTCCAAAATAGATATTTTAAATGACGTATTTAATAAATCGTTGGATTTAACAAAAAGTAATATTAATAAAAGTATAAATATTTGGAATAAGAATATTGAAAATGGCATAACTAATTTGGAAAATAATATTCAAGATACCAAAAAGAATATCGCGTATATTGAGACATTTATATCTAATATACATAACACAGAAAGTGAAATTATAGTATTGAAAGAATGTACACCGAAACTTGATAGTCGTATACAAACACTAGAAGACTACGTACCACCAATACATACACTTCAAAGTATTACATCATGCGGAAGTAATACAGAATGTAGTATAACACTCGAAAATAAAAGTACATCTTTAACAACTTTTGGAAATGTTGGTATAGGAACAAGTGCTCCATCATCAAGAATATCAATATATAATGACCCAAATATAACTTCTGTATTAGGGGAAGTTGATGCAATTAAAATTAATGAACTTGCACAAATAAATGCATACACAAAAGCGAATGCTGGATTAAGCTCGGGTAGACCAGGTGGTCTTATTTTTAAAACGAAAAGACCAAATGGAACTCTTCAAGACAGTATGACTATAGATGGAAATGGTTCTGTAACAATTGGTTCTAGTACTGCTAATACATCCGCTGCACTTTCTATAAATTCTACAACACGTGGATTATTACTTCCTCGTATGACAACGGAACAAATAGAAAATATTAAAAATCCAGAACCGGGTCTTATCATTTATGATACAGAAAAAGACACGTTTGTTGGATATAGAAAATCTGGGTGGTCCAATTTTTGCTAAAATAAAATGACTTCTTATATAAATGGTGAAAAATTTAAATACTATTGAAAGATCGGAGAGGATTAGAGTAGGTAAATACACACCAAATGAACAGGCAATAAATTCCATTATTATTAATGCATCATCGGAGTTGATAGATGCAAATACAAGTGGGTTTTTTGTATCACCTGTTCGTTACGACACAAGTATTACATCCAATACACTTGTGTATGATACTACACAAACGGAGATTGTAGATTCCGGTGTAAGTGCCCTAAAGTCGTTAGATGATGTAGTATCCGTGGGTAATGTTACATCACAAACCGTAGAATTTCAAAATACAACCACAAGTTTTATAACCTATGGTCCAGTTGGTATATCAAATTCGAATCCAATACACACACTTGATGTTGGTTCTAAATTTTTTGTTGATGAAAATGGGTCAAATATTGTAGATGTTCATGGTAATGTTCATGTGTCGGGTACATTACGTGTAGTAGGAAACGTTGAAGTATTTGGAGATATGACACTCCTTACACAACAAAACCTACTTATAGGTGACTCTATAGTTGAACTTGGAAAAAATAACTACGATTCAAATACTGGGTTTGATTTGGGATTTGTAATGACACGTTCGACAGCCGTGTCAAATGTTGGTATTGGATACAGAGAAGCTCAAGATGAATTTTTTATTGGATATACGAATTCTAGTGCATACGAACACTATTT